ATCACCAAAGTTTTTAGTATAAGCTAGTTCCAACATCATAGGAGAAGTTCCTAACATGTTAGTAGTGTCATGGTAAATGCTCATTTCATATGCACCCACTTTTACATTAGCCCGTTCATTGTATGAATTAAACAACGCATAGGGATTATGGGATTCATAAACCATCATTGCTTGCCGATGATTAAAAGACTCAGATTTTTTATAAGCGGTAAATGACTTTCCATTGATATAGAAATCCCTCTCAAAACTATCCACTACCATGATTCCACTTAATTTACCAGTACTAGCACTTCCAGTAGTAGTGTAAACAAGTGGTCTTGCACTTGCAAGAGTAGTACCAGACAACCTACCAGTAGTAGGAATTCCAACCGATCCAACTGGACTAGTTGCTTTGTCTAGATCCATTAGACCTTGACCCATAGTGTATAGGTTATAATTAGGAATATTCTTGTTAGCGGTAACAAGTAACAATTTAACAATGTTAGCACCGGTCATTTGCGGCCACATCTGATGGATAATAGCAGCACCGCCCGAAATAACGGGTGCTGCCATAGATGTGCCAGACATCGTAGCTAATCCAGTTGGGTTGATAGGATTTTTAGGGGAAGTACTGATAATGCTAGTACCAGGAGCCATTAGAAAAAAATCATAGGTATGGTATTTGTCCTGACAAACTGAATTGACCATAACTTGACATAAATGTGCCGCACCGTCAGATGAAGGACCAACGGTTTTATTGGTAACTCCATTCCAATTACCAGCAATAATCATTCGACCACCCAATAACAAATTACCATTTGCATCAGTAGCAGTGGCTAGTTGAGCGATACTATTAGACCACGCAGTAGCCTCATTACCTGCAGCTACGACCATTACCATTTCACCTTTGGTAGCCGCTGCCCATGTTTTAGCGTCAAATTCATACGGCAATTTACCGGTATTAGTGTAAGATGTTTTATAGATACCTGGGGCGATCAGTACAGGAGTAAGTGTATTACGACTAATAGGAAAAGTCACACTCATATTAGCAACATCAGCGCCTAAAGTTGCTGCCCAATTAGCGGCAGTAAGAACTGTTGATGTGTTCATAGCACCATTATCAGTAATTTTGCCAATAATCAAACTAGCATCATACGCAACACCTTGAACACCTACACCATTTTTTGCTGCTGCTGCAATGCCAGCAACATGAGTACCATGACCAACGCGGTCAACTATAGTTTTACTATTAGTAAAATCTTTAATAGCTAGGATTTTATTTTTAAACTCATCATTACTAGTATCGATACCGGTATCTAAAATAGCAATTACACTACCTTTACCTGTATATCCGCGTGCATATGCTCCACTGGCATTAATTAAAGGTAAAGTACGACTAAGAGAATATTCTGTAGTGGTTTGGGAGTAGGATAAACTAGAACAAGCCAGTGCTACACTTGCAACCAACATTTTAAATTTCATATAACACCCTTAATGAAAAATTATTCCCAACGAAGCGAAAAGTAAATTGCGTCTTGACTATCAACAAACAAAAAATCCATATAGTCTTGAGTTAGTGATGTTACATATTTAGATCCCGGTGTACCATAATTTTCAAGTGCCCAAATACAAACTTCATCCCAATCTGATAATTCCATATTCTTACGCCAAGGAATGCGGACCTTGAATTTATAATCCGATTGCAATAAGTAATTCCTTAACATCATTGACTACTTTTGGGTCGCGCCTGAATCTTAAAGTCCACTGCTCGGGACTTATGTAATCAATGATAAGTTTAACATGGTCTGGATTTATTGTATCTAGAAAATGGACACCTGACGCACTTTGGTACAATAACCATGGGCTAATTTTCCCTTTTGTGACGGCATAGCAAATTTTATTTTTATTGCCATATCTTAAATAATCTTTATGTTGGATTCTTTCTATCTCGGCAAATTGCATAGTAGTTTCTACACTTCTATGAATAGCATCAAATGGATCTTCACTACGCAAGTATTCTATTAAAAATTTGGTATATACTACGTCAGAACACCATTCATCAATTTTAATTTGATCTTTTAATAACCAATCTAAGTATCTACTTACATTGATAGCATTAATGTCGGTACAATATAAACCAAATTTTGAAAAAGCTGTATAATAAGGATTACGGATAAATTCTTCGTAGGTTTTATATTTTTTAGATGCACTATTTTTCTTATAGAATTCTATCCAAGCTTGAAAACCTATTCTATTACTTTGTTTATCTTTTTCTAACCATCGATGTTTATATTCACATATATGTTTTAATACCGTGGTTTCACGAATAAACTCTCGTTTGCAAAATTCGCAACTAAATTTAGGTTTAGTCGTTTCCTCTGTCTTTTTCATACTGCTCAATATCCATGTCTGTTATTAATTGATTTAATACCTCTATATCTTCTATTTTATAGTTAGGATATAGTTGACTAAGATATATTTTTCTTTTTTGATTGACCACAAAATCAGTAGCTAATTCTTGTAAAGTGTCTTTATTTAATTTAGGATATATTTTTGCATAGTAGTCGTTAATATCTTTAACTTTAGCCGCTATTTTTAATTTACTAATACTAGGACTAATATTGGGAATCCATTGATGAAACTGTTTACCAAGACTCGGACTAGCAGCACAAAGCATTAGCCATTGTAATTTGGGATGTTTTTGCACATTTTCATTAAACATATATTTGTTGGCATAGTAATCAGTACTACTAACATAATAATTTTGTAAATCTTTATTACCCTTAACCGCACTCATCCACATCAACAACATATAAGGAACAAATTTCTTTTGTTGTTCCTGAGTAAGCCTATCATAGTATCCATAGTCTTTTTTATCTAATGCAGCCAAAGCATTAAACAAATCAAAGTCATGGTTTTCAAATTTTTCGTCAACTGGAACTACAGATTTTTTCATTAGAATGATTGATTGTAATCTACTATTTCACAATTTCTACTAACTTCTTTTACAAAAAAAACACATCTGGGTTTATGCCCATCTTCAATAGGTACACAAAGAAACTGTCCGTTTTTTAATCTAGGAGCATACCAAGTTACATCATGATATACATCTATAATTTCAATTGGTTGAAATGATGGTCTAAATGAACTTAATGGATTAAATTCAAAAGCACTAAATCCTCTATCATTAACACTAGTTAAAGGAAGAGTTTCTAAATCACCATGATCTTTTTCTCCAATTAAAATTTGCCAATCTACTGGCATTTTAATAGTACAATCACCGATTTGTAAAACTAAAGCAGGAGCACTAAAAGATTCTAAAAATATAAGAGGTATATAATGATAATCTACATTGCTAGGATTACTATTATCTAAGATAGCGAACCTAAAATCGTCTACTTCATCGGGTAAATTTTCTAAATTATATTTAATGTTATCAAGTAATAATATGTTCATGATAATAGTATATCACCTATACTTAAGTTTTTCAATATCGAATGGATATGCAGCCTCTTTATAAAAGACCTTTCGTTGTGTTAAATGTTTTTTGGCAAATCTACAACTACTGGTTATATCCCAAATTTGGACAAAGTCCTTGTCTTCTGCTTTTCTAATGCCTCGCCCAATAGATTGAATAACTCTAACAAAGCTTTTTCCGGGTTCCAAAAGAACCAAATTAAAAATCCGAGGAATATTAATACCCACACTGGCCACACCGTAAGTCGCCACAATGATCTTGTTAGTAGCAGTTGCCACTTCATCATATTCTTCCTTTCTTTCTGTTAGTTTGGTTTCGCCGCTTACAAACACACTGTTAGGTAATCTATCAATTAATTCTTTTCCTGCATTTACTCTATCTACTAATACTAGAGTATTACCTGTTTCTTTAACTTTTAAAATTAATTCAGCAATAGTATCAAGTCGGTTTTTATCTTCTAGTAAATGTTTAAGTTCACTTTGATAATTAGAAAACTCTACTTCATCTTGTAATTGAACAATGTTAACATGGCATTTAGCAAGTACACCTTTATCTTGTAATTCACTAGCTGTTAATTTACCAATGACATTGCCTAAACTAACAAATAATGCCTGAGCCTCGTGTTTGGCTTTAGGTATTGTACCAGTTAGACCCCACCGAATTGGAATACATGCCATCGGGCCTGTTAGTAATGCTTTAAGCCCATCCGCCTTAGCACTATGGACCTCATCAACCATTACACAAACTACACCCTCAATAAATTCACTAATAGTGATATCTGCTTCTCCTGCTTTAGTTGCTTTAAGCATGTTATTAAGGCTTTGCCAAGTGCAAATAGTATGTTGTTTACCTATTTCTTTTCTATCGCCGAAATATACCCCCACATCTAAACCTAGATTTCTGTAATCAGTTTCTGTTTGTACTACTAGACTTTTATTAGGCACAATTACAATGCTGCGGCCATAATCTTGTACGCTATAACTGAGTGCGGCTGTAGTAATAGTTTTACCTGCTCCCGTTGCTACCTCTTGAATACTTTGCGGATTGGATAAGAAATTGTTAATAATCTCTACTTGATAATCA